CAAATTTAAGAGCATTAGCTTCTACAAACTCATCCATAGAAGGACTATCTTCATCATCCTCGTCATAGTAATGCGAATAACACTCAGTAAGCATCCTTGACCATATCTCTTGTATCTTTGCTTTAAAGCGATCTATTTCAAGCAAATCTGTAGAGTCTGAGCCTGTAGTATCTTCAAATATGTCCATTAAATTTATCCTTGCTTTGTCTTTTCTTTTCTCTCATAGCAAATCTAGTCATTTCATATCCATAACTAGGTCTGACATCGTTAATTGAGTAAATTCTTTTGGCAGGTTTGCCACATTTAGGGCATTCGATACCCATTTTCATTTCATCATAAGAGCGTAATTCTTCACTCACATGATTATCTTGACATTTGAAATCGTAGAAAGGCATGTAAACTCCTAATTAACTCAGAATAACCCCCTCGTGAGAAGGGGTTACATCTTAATTAACTATTAAGATCCAGGAACTACAAACGCAACACCTGCATCATCTCTCAACTCAGCTACACCGTAAATAGTGTCTGAAGTGAAAAGATCACCTAAGTATTCTTGTTTGTACTGTGTCTGGCTACGCACTCCAACTTGCTCTGCTAGAACTAGAGCATCTTTGTGCATCAAAGTACCTACTCTATCTGCACCAGAGTTACCTGCTGCTGAAGGGCAGTTTGATGAAATGTAAACATCAACACCGTAGATTTGACCAATCTTACCAGTACGAATAGCATCACCAGAACCAATGAACTGCTGCTCTGTGAATCTATTGATTCCAAGCATGTCATTAGCACAAATTGGTGGAACTACCATTACACGATTGTCCATTGGTACATCTGCATCATCCAGAGTCAAAAGCATTCTACGAATACCTGCATCTGTAATGTCAGCAGCGTTAGATGAGTTTCCTGTGTAGTCTGTGCTACCATTAGAACCAATTACTGCTTTCTCAAAAGATGCTGCTGCTGCACCACCTACTGTACCACCTTGAAACCCTTCTGTAAGAGCAAAAAGATCAGTATCAACTTGCTTGGCAAGAGCATAACCAGCATCGTCAGTATAAAACTTACGCATACTTGCTAGTGATTGCACTTCTGCGATGTCCTCAATTAATTTTGAGTATTCGTAGTGCTTGTCGATAGATACAGTTACCTTTGTGTTAGTAGCTGCTGATAGTGTTACTTGTGTGTTTGCTGCTTTAGCACTTGCACTTCCTCTCGCAGGTACAGGGATATAGATAGTATCGCCTTTTTTACCTTTGTGAGATAGCTTAGTTACTAGGTTAGCAACCACTAGATTTGACTTATACGCTCCAATTACTTCATCACTCCATAGTTCGGGGATGAAGTTATTAGCTACGGAAGTCGTTACTTGGTTTGAACCCAAAGCCATTTTACTTCTCCTTTATAGTATTATTATTTAACCCTTCCCTCGGCATACGCTGACTGAATTTCATCAGCCAAAGATGCGTAACGAGATGGGTCTGTTACCTGCAAGTTGATTAAATCAGCTCGCCTGTAAACCTTCTTTCCGCCTATAGAGTCTGAAGTAGAACGAGTCTCAGTTGAAGTTGCTTTAAGTGCCTTATCTCTTTTCTGTGTCTCTGCTTTTTGAACCTCTTTAGTTTTGTCAATCATGTTGACTTTATCGAACATATCGAATAGTTCTATAGCATAGTCAGGTCGATAATCACTATCTGCCTTCTTAAACATCTCTGTGCGTATCTCAGATGAGCCTACCCAATCTTGAAACTCTTTATTGGCTACTCTATCTTGCCAATCTGGGTATGCTTTTTCCAGGACACCGACTTGATGTTGTTGTTGCTGGATTTTTCGTTCTTGTCTTGCTTCTATTAACTCTGGATGATTTTCTATAGCTTTGTTTACTGCCTCAGCAGGATCACTATAAAACTGATCTTCAAAATTAACAGTTTCTTCTACATTTGGAGTAGCTTCTGCTGCTCTGTTTTGAGATTCCATTAGGCTTTGAATTAATTTGCGTTGCTCACCAACTTCGCTGGCTTGCTTGCCCATCATCTTCTCAACATTTTGGTACATCTCTACTAATTCTTCCGTTGACTTCCCAGCAAATTTCTCAGGAATGGTAGATTCAGGTTGTGGAGTTTCTTCCGCCTGTGCTTCTTGTGTAACTTCTTCGGTTGTTGCTTCTTCTGTTACTTGTTCCTGTTCGTTTGTTATTGGTGCATCCGCTGAAGATGCTTCATCTACTACTATACTTGACATGGTTTCTCCGCCCCTGTGGGGTTATGAAGTGATAAATTGGAGTCTTACAAAGAGTTAATCTTTGTCAGATTGTTCCATTGCGATTTTTGTTGTATTTTCTAAAGTTAATAAAAACCTTAAAATGTTCAACTGACCTTTGGCTTCCCATAGGTCCTTTTCATCAGTCATTGTGTCGATGTTGACCACACCTTCCTGAATAGTCTCTAAATCAGCAATAAGGTCGAGCCATCCTTCTGACTCCATCATTGCTAATCGATCTTCTATAAAACGGTCATCTGCTTTTGCCATTGATGATTATCGTTTATTGAATATTTCCATTTACTACTGCTTTTTGACTAGCTTCTCTTGCTTTAGCTAAGTTAAGAATAGTCTCTGATTGTAGGTGATCTACTTCAGGTATATTCCTGGCTGTCTCTGAGCGTTTGTTTTCAATATCAGCAGCAACCTTTTCTAATCCGATAGCTTCTTTTTGCAATTTAACAATGCGTTGTTGGAAGTCTATCTCGTCAGGTTGATTTGTCATGGCTTCTGATTGCCATTTCATTGCTTTAGCCTTTTCTTCTTCAGCTTCAGCCATAGTTTTCTGAATATCTGCTTGAGCTTGTTGCATTTGTAATTCCATAGCCATCTGTTGCATCTGTTGTTGCTGTGGGTCTGGCTCATTACCTTGCATCAGAGCATTCACAATCTGGTCTCTATTGTGAATAGATGAGTTTTGGAACATTGCTAATAAAATAACATTAAATGCGGGCGAATCTTTAGGTATGGCTTGTAGCATTTGAACCATTTGAGTCATTTCTAACTCTTTAGCCATAATACCCATCGTTGAGTAAGGGATAAACTTGTAATCACTAACAGGGTATCTATCTACATCAAACTGAATCTTTCTCCACATACACTTATTAATCATAGGGATAAGAAATGTGTTTTGGAAATTCATCAGAGTACGCTTTTGTCTCTTAATTGCTGCACTTTGCATCATAGACATACCACTAGCAGTATCGTTTTGTGCTGCTCCAGTATCGGCACTACCTGTACCCATTTGAATCATGTTTTGTAGTGAGGCGACCTGGTTAAATGTTGAGGGGTCTGTAGTTCCCATATCAAGTGGCATGATTGCCTCTCTTGGACTACCATTAGTAAGAACTGTCTTACCAGGTCTAACCTCAAACTTAATACCTCGTGGCAGTCTTGTAGCATCAGCAGCCATCATTGGTGTTGTTGTGAGTGCTAGTGAGTCAATTCTTGCTCTCATTTCAGCATCCAATGCCTTTTGCGGGTTATAACCTTTCTCTGCTACACCTCTGCCCCAAAACTTATTAGGCACAATGTCATGTTGGTATGAGATAAAAGGGCGATCCTCCATCATAAAAGCGTTTTCTTCTACTCTTAGTATGTGTTCGTCATTACAGATAGTAACTACAGCTTCTACAAGCTCGTCAGACTTCTTATATTCAAAGTCGTCTTTATCTTTACCTGGCTTTAAAAAGCGTTTTGGTACTAATCCCCAATATTCGCAAATCTTAACTGAATCTGATTCATCAGCAGACTTTGTTTCAGGATCATAACTTATTCTTGCAGTTTGGTAATCACCATCAAGCGGTACATCTCTGTATATACCAGAGCGTATGCCTTCTACAACATGGTATCTAGGTTTGATAACCTCGTGGGCGACACCTAAAGCCTCATTAATCGAGTTAGCACTAGGGTCAATAAGAAATTCTTTAGGACTTATAGGTTCAACACGCACATCAATGGAAGGGTATTCGACCAATTGTCGAGTGGTAGTGAGAGTGCCTGCGACTGGCACTTCTGCGGGAGCTTTTTCGATAGTCTGATCAACAACTATCTTACCTATACCCGTTCCATAAATGGCACTATTCAAAAAGACCTCACAAACTGCATCTTTGCAGCCAGTTTTTTCAAGGTCCTCTTGCAGTAAGTTACGAACATACTCAGCATCACTTGGGTCTTGGTCTAGCATATCATCTTGTATGTCAAACCACTTGCCACGACCAAAAGTTGCTTCTTCTAGTTCGGCTACAGATGACTCAATAGCTTGTTGAAGGGCGGGAGCTATGAGTCTTGACTTTTCTGACTGTCTTGTTCTATCTTCTTGCAGCCATATACCTCTCCACAGGCGATAGTATTCATCCCATTGCGGGATGTAGTTAATATCTCTATGAGTTCGCCATGTTTCTAGCCTATGATTAAGCCATCCAGCTAATGCTTGGTACTTAGTTTCTTTATCCATACGGGTTCATGTTGTCCTTAATAAAGATATATGAAATTCCCTTATATTATACAGTAATATGACCTTATGCTTAAAATACTTGGCTTATTTAAGAGATTTTAGTTTAGGTAGGGGTAGGGTAGGGTAGACAATTATCGTGCCTACAGTCTCATTTAGTGAATTTGTCGTTTTTCTTCTTCAACTTCAACATAACCATCTAAAAGCATCTTACAAATAGTCATATCAACCATTTCTGTACTAGAAAAAGTCTCAAATTTCATTTCTTCAATCATATTAGATATTATTTTGCAGGCAATGACATATCTCAGCTTAAAGTTATCTTCAGACTCAGAATAAACCAATATTTCGTTTATTTCTTCATCTGTTAAATCTTCAAAATCAAATTCATCATCCATATTAATATCCAGCTATTGCATCTGTAGGCTGCCAATCGTCATCAAGCTCTATAGAGTGTGCAAAATCAGCAACAGAGACTTGATCAATGTAAGCTAGGGCATCTAGTAGGTCGTCATGTGCCATACGATTAGGAAAATCTACTAATTGACTTGTAAAAGTTTTCCAATCTCTGTCAGGATTGAATGTAATTTGCCCATGCTCCATTCTTCCTTGTAATGCCCAGGTGATTCTGTCGTTTTTCTTCTTACCACCGTGCCTAAGTTCGATAATACTGACCCATTTACCCTCAGTTCGCATTTCATCTTCAAGATAAGGCAAGATTGCGTTCCTAAGTGAGCCTGTTTCTATGCCTACGGTAGCTGATTCGACTTTCATCGCAGAGTAAAGAATCTTTTTTGCAGTTTCTTTGATGTTCCAACGACCATGAAGGATGTCTTTGACCCACCACTTATCACGATCTATCTTGACAATGGCTATAGCAGTCTCATCTAACCTAGATCGTTTAAGATTTCGCTCTTGTTCGATAGCTTCAAAGCCAGCAGGGTCGATAGCAATAACAAAATTACCTTCTTCTGGTTCTTCTTCTAGCTTAAACCATTCCTCTTGAAAGATACCACCTGAACCTGTTTCAAAAGATGCTTCAAATTCTTGTCTAAACGACATAGAGGACATTGTTTTTCTTGCTGCCTCTACTTCTTCTTCAGGTAGAAACGGATTATCAGTAGAGTTAAACTGAAAAGCATCCCAATCATCATCTTCCAAAGCATCATTGTAGATGTCATAAAAATGATTCTTACCTGCTGGAGTACCAATCATTACGCACTCACCTTTCACATCAGCCAAAGTAGGTCTTAGTATCTGTTCCCACACAACTGGCTTCATCGATGCGTACTCATCGAGGACCAAAAAGGACAAACCAACACCACGCAGCGTATCAGGTCTATCTGATCCTTTTAAATAAATCTTACGACCATTAATTAAAGTTAAAACTGCGGTATTCTCATGTGCTTGGGCAATTAGGTCCTTACCTAAATCTTTAAGCATCGCCCACATAATGTCTTTAGCTTGTTGAAAGGTAGGTGCAACATAAAACACATCTTTGCTTTCAGACTGTATTGCTTTAATTAATAATAACCAAGCAGAAAGGTAGGACTTTCCAAATCGTCTACCAGCAGCAACTACTTTAAATCGTTTATTAGAGTGAAATATTTTTAACTGAGCTGGGTGTAGATCAATGTTTAATTCTGCCATTATGCAGCAACCACCTTTGTTTGTTGTTTTAGACCTTGAAGTATGTGGACTATGACATCAACAGTCCAGCCATTACCTAAAGCCTTGTAGCGTTGTGTGTTAGATACACCCTCAGTATAGTTATCAGGCAAGGTTTGTAATCTTTCACATTCAATTGGGGTGAGCTTACGATAAGTTGGATGCTCGTATCTCATGTAATCGTAGTTCGCAGCAGTTAGGCAGTTACTTTTGTCTTTCATATTTCTGCCTCGCCTAGTTTTGCTATTAATAAAAGTAGCATCAAAGCAATCGCCATCTTGTATTTCTGTATAGCCTTTTTTTGTGGCTTCTGGAACAATTAAGACTTTATGTGTTTTGTTTAATCCAGGTGTAAGTGTTCCAACCTTACCATCTTCTCTAGGAACTAACTTTTTTGCTCTGAATGGTGTATGGTCTTTACCTGTTTTCTCTCTATGCTCTTTTCTTAATTTTTTAGCTTCTTCGGTTCTTACTTCTTTAAAAGAACAAGGTTCAGTAAGTTTACTAACTTCAATACAATTGTATGGAACACCTTTGTACATATTTGCAGTCATACATATTGCTTTTTGATTTTCATTTCTTGCGTATATGTCTTTACGAGTTTTTCCGTTAGACCACTTCTCTGAATTTCTATTCATATAAGCAACAGCTTTGTCAGAATGTGTATAAGACTCATCAACCTCATCCTCAAGAATATCTTTTAACAATATGCCTTTATCTTTAGGTTGTCTAACTTTAGGTATGTTTGTCCAATACAACCTTTTTCTATTTTGAGCAGAAACTAAAGAACTATTAATCATTACAGGCTCTACACCTAGATGCTCAGTAATAACATCTTGATACTCTTGCTTCATCATCACATTCTCAAGCAGAAAGAAATCTGGCTTACATTCTTTTAGCAGTCTTACAAATTCAAAGAATAAGGCACTTCTAGGATCATCAAAGTTAAGCTGCTTTCCAGCAAATGAAAATCCCTGGCATGGACTACCACCCATCAGTAAATTCACATGAGGTAAGTCATCAGCCACGACCTTAGTCACATCACCTAACTGTACTGTTAATGGATGATTCTTTCTAGTGATCTGTTTAGGATATTTCTCTATTTCACTAGCCAGGTAAATACGAGTTGAGATACCCGCCTTTCTAAGAGACTCTTGACCGCAGCTTATACCATCGAATAGAGATAAAACGACATCTAAGTCAAACTTGGGTTCTGTCATTCTTCAGCTACATTTACTATTATTTCATCGTCATCTTTCTCCTCGACCTCAACCAAATCATTATCAGGGGTCACATCAATAGACTGTTGTATAGATTCAAGAGAAGCAACATTAATAATGACCTGGGAATCGTTCTTAACTCGGTTCGGATCAATCGCTTTGTGTACAGGCAAGATTCTGTCCATACACATCTTCAGGCAATGAACATCTCCATCCATAGCTTTCTCAATGACCTTGTTG